CACCCGACTATGTCGATGCCGTGTAAACGAGTAAAATTGATTGCTTTTGTCGCGAGCGCTGCAGGCGCCGTGGCATTTGTTTACGTGAAGAGGTTTGTATTGCGAGATTACGCATCGGACCTGTGCGAGAGCTTAGCCGATGATCCGAAGGTTGTTTCGGACGTCGCGCGTGATGCTTTCACGCACACAAACGTGGACCCGGTTGTTGGTATTCCGGGCCACACGCACGCCAGTGCTGCCAGCTTGAGGACCGTCGCCACGCGGTTTGTGCAGAATATTGCACAATACTGCGGAGCGGAGGTCTTCGTCGTTGGAATGTCTAAGACGGACCAACGAAGAGGCCTGAAAGGGACTCGCCGGTGGCACTGGGTGAAGGACGTCAATGCGGACAATCGCAACGATAGGCCAGGGGACCGTGACGTGCGGTACCTGTGCGATGTCGACTATTATGTCGACATGCCAGGACTGCTCGTCAAGGAAGCCAAGCCCGTTCTCCTTTACACCGTCGTTCCAGAGGAGGCAACCTCGAGTGGAGATGATGACACTTCTTTTTACTTTGAAGAAGATGGCACATTGACCACCCTGGTCGCTGGCTCCGGCAGATACAACCACGCACTATGGGATTATGCGTCGGATTCATTTCTTGTAAGTGAATCGACTTTTGGCATACCCACTCGCGCGGTTGCTTATGCTGTTGAGCGCAAGCAGATAGGTAAACACCGCCAAGTGATCATCCTTGCCCCGATAAGGGAGTTCAAGGGATTGGCGGCTGTGCTAGCAACTTATCTGCTTGAAACGAAGGAACTACGCCGGTTCAACCCGATCCAAGTTGGACCAACGGGAGAGAAGTTTGTGAGGTTCAACACCATGTCACCTACTGGGGAGCTATTGGTAACAACAGCTAGACCGGGCACATCTTTGTGTGCTACGATCACCCAGGCACAGGATGACGCGGTGGCGACAGCAAACCGCTTGGGGACAACCTCCTTGATGCTTCCCACAACAGCGAGTTGGGTGAAGGACAGGCAAGCTGCAGCCGTCCTCACTGATTATCATCGCTGTTGTTCAGGACGCACCAAGCTGGTGGTTTATCCCGTCGAGCGTGGTGTCAGGGCCTATCAGTACAAACCCCAAGAGTTTGACTGCATGGCAAGACCCAAGCTTGAAGCGTTCATGAGCCCAATCGTTCACGGAGCATTCGCCCCGGTGGCCAATAAAGCCGGAGAGGAAGCATGCGTTGAAGGACGCATTACCTCCCTGCGCAAGGCCGAGCCGAGACCGAATAACTTCCGGGACCGATGCATGGATGAGTTTGCGAGTCTCATCATGCAGGATGTGCACCTTGAACCCGTCTGCTTTGAAGTGGTAAATGCAAAGCAGACCAGCGCTACCCAGCAATTGTCGCTCAGGAAAGCCGTGCTCACAGGGCAATTTCGTCGCTATGTTCTTAAATGCTTCATTAAGGCGGAAGCATATTCTGATGTTAAGGAACCTCGGAATATCTCCACCTATAATGATGCAGATAAATTGGACATGGCGACGTTTGCCCTAGCCTTGGCTGCCCACATGAAGCAGTATGCTTGGTACGGACCCGGAAAGAAGCCGAAAGAGATTGCCGAACGTGTTGCGGAGATATGCATGAATGCTGATTATGTCAACATTTCTGACTATCACCGCATGGACGGCACTATATCTTATGTGCTTCGCCGGGTCGATCGAGTGGTTAGTATGAAGGCCTTTGCTAACCATGGCGCTGAGTTGAATGAACTACTGAAGACAAACGTTGATAACACTGGATATCTACCAAATGGAACAACGTTTGATCAAGGGTCATCGCACGGATCAGGCTGTTCAGCCACCAGCCTGTTCCAAACTCTCCGAGCGGCGTTCAATGCCTACCTTGCGTTTAGGCATACCGTCAGACCCGGGGGAGGAACGTACACTCCTAACGAGGCGTTCGCCGCGTTGGGAATCCATCTCGGTGACGATGGTGTCGACGGTAACTTACCTGTCGACTCCCATCAATGGGCATCAAGAACCACAGGTCTTATCCTTGAAGCCCGTATTGTTCGCCGAGGGGACCGAGGGGTTAATTTCTTGGCACGCTACTACTCGCAATCTGTATGGAATGGTTTGCCTGATAGTATGTGTGACGTCAAGAGACAACTTTCGAAGTTCCATACTACGGTACGCCTCCCTTCTAACATCACGCCTGAACAGAAATTTGTCGAAAAGGCCACTTCTTACGTTGCAACCGATGGCGAAACACCCGTTATCGGACCTCTTTGCAAGAAGCTGCTTTTGCTGTCAACCCACAGCCCACGAGACATTTCCGGTATCGGTACATGGTGGTCAAAATTTGACATCTCCGACCAGTTCCCCAACAGAAATGTTGATGGCTGGATGGACATGGAGTTTACTGATCAGTTCCCGGAGTTCGACCGGGATCAGTTCGACCGATGGTTGGATGGATCCAAAACGGCCCAGGAACTCCTTTCAGCTCCACTATGTGCCGAACCCAAGCCTGCCACGCCGTCTAAATACGACGTGGTGGTCGATGGCACGATTGTGCCTGCACGACCATCTGATGGAAAAGGGACTGAAGTCGCTACTGGATCTCCAAANGAGAACCAAAGCGCAGAACCCACGGAGGGTAAACGAAGCCGGAAACGTAGAATCCGAGCCGCCACTGGAAAACCAACAGTTAAATCCAAGCCAGTGAAGAGCGATAGGCGCCAACATACGGCCCATGTCGAAGTGAAGAAAGCGTAAATGCACGTCAGCCTTCCTCATCTTGGTGGATGTTAAACACCAC